ACGCCCATGATCGACGCCTCCGTCTCCAGCCACACGCGCTCGAAGCCGGTGGTGCTGTTGATGGTCTTACGCAGGCGGATGGTGAAAGTCTTCATAGCAAACTCCTGAAACAAGATGTGGTGGGTCGAAGCCGCAGACACAACATGCGCTGCAGTCGCATCAACCCCCTCATCACCCGGGGGAAACTCCCATTTACGAGGCCCAGCCATCCAAGGACCCATAATTGTAAAAGCGGTACCAGTGGCTGTGGGCTCGTCGGGTACCCCCCACGACCCCCCTGACTGGACGGCGAAGCAGGAAATGAAAGGGGGAACCCCTCCCAAAATTTCCCTTCTTATTCCGCGATGACCACCCGACCACCCCGACCATGTCTCCAGAAAACCGTACTCCCTATAGCCCCACCGCTAGCTAGTTTTTCTATTTCTATGGTCTTCCTGGTCAGAAGAGAGATAAGAGTAGGAAAGACAAGCACTTAACCTAGACCACACCACGTGGTCATAACCTGGTCGGACGTGGTCACCCCCCACCCCCCTACCCCCGATATTCCCCAAAAAACAAGGGTGACCCCCTGTCACCCTCGTCTGATAACACCAGTTTGTCTCTCCCCGATAACACCCTATTCGGACCTTACGGCCAGCCCCCTCACACCCCTAATCCGTTCCTCGCCCAATCTCGCCCTGGTAAGCTTCCATGCGCTCTCCTCCACCATCCGATGCACCAACTGGGCCTGGCTAAGCTCCTCCCTATACCCCACATGCGCCTTCCACCGCTTCCAGATCCCCCAGACGTTGGTCGTACTCACGAACCCAGTCCCGTTCTCCACGAAATGGGCCTCCAAGAAGTCCTGCACGGGGTTGTTCAGGGACTGGAACCGGCCCATAACCTCCTCTGCAAGCGTTGGAACAGGCCACAACTGACCCGCATCCGCCTCCTCAAGCAGTTCCTTCGCGCCCTGCATGGCCCAAGCCGCAATGCCCGCCGTCTCCTGAGCCAGCTTTGACCCCAACTGCAGGTCTTCCTTGCCCAAGAAGCTGTTCGAGAAGGGCAAAACCAGCATCTTGCTCGCCAAACCCTGCCCCCTATTAGGCAACTTGGGAATCTCGTTGCTCTGAACCACCAAGAAACCCGGCAACACCACGTCCCGGATGGGCTCCATGTACTTCCGATCAATCGTGACCGGGTCCCCACCCACAATGTTCTTCATGTTGGCCACAGCCAGCTCGCTTTCCCTGCTGTTCAGCGCCCCAAACTCGCTCACACTCAGCACCCGGGCCGCCTCAGCACCCCAAAGTCCGAACTGACTGGCAATCTGAGCCATGCTCAGGCCCCTGAACCCGTCCCCCACGAGGTTCTTCACGACCCGCATGATCGTTCCCTTGCCGCCACGCACCCGGCCCTGCATCAGCAGCCACCGTTGCCACTGTCGCGTGGGCATAAGCATCGCGCCCATCGCCCTTTGCAGCAGTTTCACCCACTTCTCATCCCCACCACTCCACTGTTCCAAGCACTGCTTCCACGTCGGACACTCCGCCGCCGGATCCCACGCACAATTCACCACTACGGGCTCAAAGAACAGCTCATCCCGCACCACAGTCTTGCCCGTGAGCGCATCCACCACGACATCCTCAAACGCCACGCACCGATCCATCACGGGCGCATCCGTTACCGTGCCCAACCACGCAGGCGCATAGCTCTGCTTCAGCCGGATCAGCGCCCTGAGCGCTGCCTGCACGTTCATCACGGTCTGCGTCGTCGGCCCCAACCTCCGAGTCACCACACCCGCCGCCGTTGGCGTCTGCACATGGGCATCCTCCATAGCTAGCCACAGCGCTTCCTCCAGCCACCGCTCATCCCGCCTTACCCACGTACCAGCGTACCACTCCCACGGCTCGCCCCGCCACTCCCACAGACCCAACCGGCCCTGCGGCGTCGTCCACCGTGCCCGCAGAATCGCACGAGCAATCACCATCGGCTCCGCACTGTTCAGCGGGTTCCGTTGCGTCAACACTTTCATCGCGTATCCTCCAACTATGTCTTCCTTTCCGCAAAACCCGATTGGTCCGACGTCGAACCCTTATGCCGCAGGCTCGCGGTATCTGACTTCCCCGAATGCAAACTTGGTTTCAGCTGGATCGAGTGGAGGAGGCGGTGGAGGAGGAGGAATGGCACCGACTATTGAGGAGCGCATCGCAGACCTCACGGCCCAGTGCGCTCAGATTCCGAAGGATAGCCCAAGCAAAGAGGATTGCGAGCGACGACTTGCAGAAATGATTAAGTACTCGCAGCCTGGACAGCAGGCTGCCTCGGGTAGCACTCTCGGCGGCCTCGGTACTCCGATGCGACCCGCTGCTGCACCTGCCGGTCTCGGAACTAACGCTGCCGCTCCTGCTACCCCTGCTGCTACCACGCCTACTGGTCAGACTGGTCAGACTGGTCAGACAGGTCAGACAGCCCGGCCAGCTCAGTCCAGTGCAGACACCGGTATTCCACAGGCAGCTCTTACCCTGATGGAGGAAGCTCGAAATACACAAGATCCGCAAATGCGTGAATTCCTTCAGCGCCGCGCTAAGGAGATCATTCAAAAGGATCGTGCCGATGAGATGGAGAGGCGTCGAAGGGGGGAACTTGGTGAACGCACCGAGAACCTAGCGGCTCAGGCTGAGGCTCGCGACCAGGATCGTCGACGTCGGTACATTGAGCGTACGGGCGACACCAGCGATGCGGGTTATGCGCGCTACAAGCGGGCTGCTGGAATGGTTGACTACACCCAGCCTTCTGAACAGGCAGCCATCAATGCAGCACGAATGGCCGATACCGCTGCTGCCCGTGAAGCCAACGAAGATGTGCGGGCTGCTCGGAACGTCAATCCCTTTGAGCCTGTGACCACTCAGCGTGTTCCAAGCCCCACTGCCATTCCGGACATCAATAAAGCAGTGGATCGCGGCGACGCCAATGCGATCCGCGAAGCAAACAAGCTCAACCAGAAGCTCGCTGAGAGTCCTGTGGGTCAGCAGATGGTGGTGCTAAAGCAGGAAATGGACAGGTCTGGTGCTCCGTTTGACACCCAGGTTCGACTGCTTCGCGCTGTGCAGAACGGGGAGATGACGATCGAGACCGCAATGCGTGTCCTTCGTGGAGAAAGCACCAGTGGCCCCCGTGAGCAAGCAGCTCGCCAGTATGTCGGCGCTGCCGATGCGTACTACGACGCGCTTCAAAGCGGTCAGATCACTCCCGAGGAATACCGCAGGTTGACCGAAGGTGGCGCCTACTAATCTGATGTACATCTCCTTCGGTGGGGGGATGCGGCTCGTGGGTGAGGACTACATCATCCGCGAGCTGGCTGCCCTCGGCCTCACGCGCCGAGGCTTTCGTCAGCTCTGCCGCCAGCTCAACGTCCCCCTCATCCACGCACGCGGCGATCGCGTGCTTGTAGACCTCATCGCCTTCATGCTGGCGATGCGCACCATCACGCGCCCCGGCGCACCCGACTTCTCACTACCCGGCTCCCAGCACCGACCAGGCACCCGAAACTCCCTGCCCCCACAGGAGATCATCGACAACCTTGATGAGACGGTCTCCATGTTGGAGCAGGGCCGCAAGATGTTTGGCATAGTCAAACCTGGCACATTAAGATCTGCAGCGGGCGAAGTTGTCGCCCGACTGAAAGACACGCAAGCCAAGGTACGACCGTAATGGCCAAGATCCCCACACCACCAGTCAAGTTCCTGGAACTGATTAGCAAGCTGCCGAAGGAATTTCAGCAGTTGGTCAATCCTTCTCGTGGTCGGGCACGCGGTGTCACCGAGGGCGATCCCAGGTTCCAGTTTGCAGGTGAGGCCATCTTTGGTGGCAAGACTCTGACCGATGAGGCCATTGCCCTTGCTCTCCAAGCCAAGGCAAAGCGACTGCTGGCAGGCAAGCCAAGCCCGGAAGATCAGAAGCTGGCAAGGGCCATGCTTCGCGCTGCGTCTATTGCAACTGCAAACGTCAAGGGTCGAATGGGTGCACGTCAGGCCAAGGACATTGGCTATGGCATTGAGCAGGGACAGAAGACTCCAGCTCGAAAGGCTGGTGCCCAGATCTTTGATCCGGAAGACGCACGTCAGGCCAAGCTCGCTGAGCTTCTTGGCGAGCGCAACGTGGTCACCAAGGAAGAGATGATCGAGGTGGCCAAGAAGGTACTGGCAGGCGCAGTGCCCTCGTACGGCTACCGAGAGAAGACCATTGCCCGTGGCGATCCACTTGGCGTCATCATGCGCCCCGAGGAGATCGAGTCGATCCAGCGGACCATCATGATGTCTCGACGTCCGGAGCTTCGAAAGCTGAAGGAAGCTGGACAGTACAAGCGTCCCCCCAAGGGCAAGCTGGGTCGAGCTCCTTCTGATCCAGAGGAACGGATCCAGATTCAACGCGCTGCCAAGTTTGGCGCACGAGGTGGATATCAGCCCGTGCTCAAGGAGCGTCCGGGCGTTGTCGATTATCCAAAGGTTACTCAGACCCTTGGGTACTTCCTGCGTGGTGCCAAGTTTGAAGTCGACCGTTCTTCCGGCCGGCCCATGCTCAAGCACGCTGGCATTGACAAAGCAGTTCCCGCAGAGGACGTGCTCAAGCAGGCTGAGGAAGCGCTGCCCAAGCTGAAGAGTGCAGAGTCTGCAGCTCGCAAGGCATGGCTGCAAGGTGGACGCACGGCAAGTTTGCAGTCCAAGCTTGTTGATGCTGAACGCGCCTCCACTCGAATGGAGGAGATTGTCAAGAAGATCTCTGCAATCTCAGGGCTTGTCACCACTGCCGAGAAGCTGCCCATTGCCCGGGAGGGTCTGGCTTCCATTGCCAAGGCAGCAGAAATGCGCCGCGAGAAGGCACAGCGGGGGGACGACTCCCGTCACTTTGATAGCCCCAAGGAATCACTTGAACGAGCCATGGAGGAGTCTGGCGCCGTTGAAAGCGCAGCTCGCAGCGTCAAGTCCAAGGGCCGGTCGGGCGGGGAACTGAAGCCACAAGGCCTGAGCAAGGAAGCTGTTTCCAAGCTTCAGGAAGCTGCAGGTAAGCGACCTCTCGTCATCCCGCGAGAGGTGCAGATGGCGCGTAAGGAAGCTGGACTGCCACCCATCAAGAGCGTCAAAGATATTCGACGTCTTGTTGGCGCAAAGGATCTGAAGGCTCTTGGCATCACACTGCCAAAGAATCCGCGCATGAGCTATGGCGAGCAGCTGCGCAGCTCTCGGGACTACAAGAAGAGCCTGGTGGGTGGATTCACCATCCCTAGTGGCATCACCCCATCAGGACTGGATCTGGTTCGAGCCCCAGATGCGGTGTCGTTGACCAAGATGGGTCGAGAGCTCATTGACAATCTGGATACGCGAAGCCCACGTCAGCTGTCTGTGGACTTCCTCAAGATGCGTCGCTTTGCCGCTCAGGCCGTGCGCAAGAAGGCTTTGAGCCAGGAGAACGCCGACTCAATCCTCAACACGACCGTGGAGTCTCTGCTGTCTGTTCCTGGTGGCGAGGCTGTGCTTTCGCAGCTTGGTTCTCGAAAGGTACGAGGCCGATACATTCGCCCATTGGCTCAGGACGTGCGGGGCAAGATCATTCCGCAGTCCATGAGCAAGCCTGGCACCCTTGACATTCCAGAAGAGGATGCTGCTCGAATTCGGGAAGCACTGTTGAATCCAATCCAGCGACGTGGCGATGTGCGTCGATTGCCGACCGGTCGCGCAATGTTTGAGGGCCAGTCGAGTCCCTACCCACGTGGCAGTCGACCCAAGTCCAAGCCCCAAAAGAAAGCGGTTGAGCCAAGGGAAACTCCACCCTCGCTTGAGAGCTCCGTCGATGCAGGCTCGCCGCCGGAGCCCGTTGGCAAGGGGATGAAGCCACTGGGCCCGCCAAACAAGAGGTTCTCACGTCGCGAACTGAAGGAGCTTCGTCAGCTTGGTATCAGTCTGACTGAGCCTCTGCCACCCAAGGCTGAGGGTGGCAAGCAGCGTAGTGGCATCAGGGGAGCTGAACTTACGGTCAAGGGCAATCCACTTCAGGCGTTGCAGGCAATGCTGGAAGAGGCACAAACACAGCGAGCTGGCCGTCCGGTGCAGGGACCACAGCCCAAGGCCAAGTTGACGCCAGATGAAATCAAGCAGCTTTTGAGGATTGCACGTGCGCAACGACAGAAGGGCACGTACCGTGGTGTTCGACGTCCCCTGGATTGACCATGCCTCCAGCTCTACCTGAGCCCAACAAGCCGCAGGATCCACTGACTTCGTTCTTCGCCTCCGACTCCGTGGGGGGCGCGTTGCAGGCCTCGGGCTTCGACGTCCACGAGGAGATGGAAACGCTAATCCGTCACTTTCGTGACACAGACCCCAACGTATCCCTCCGAGCTCATGCTAGACTGCGCCATGTACTCAAGGAGGTCGCTCAGGCATCGGGCCTGATCCAGCGCCAGAGCGCTGAAGCAATCGAGACGCACGAGGGCCGCAAGGTGAAGGTTTCCTTCGAGACCAACAAGCTGGTGGCCCGCATCAACCAGGAGAACATCCATGGCATCGTCAACCAAGACCGTCCGGAATTCGCCAGCACCTACCTCCCAGCCGCAACCGACGCCATCCCTGCCGGAGGATCCGCTGGTGGTGCAGGCAGCAATCCAGATCCAGGCGATGGACGAGGGCCAGTTTGCGAGGAACGCGGGCCAGATCCTGTACGACATTGCGATCCAGGATCCGACGATCACGATTGCAAGCCCGGAGATTCTGGGGATGACTCTGAAGAAGACGATTTTGAGCGACTCCGGTGAGCTGCTGCCTGAGTGGCTTCCCCTGCTTCGGCGCTACGTAAAGCACTCGCTCGTGGCCAAGGATCCGCGTCTCGTTGCGATGGCCTTCTCTCGGATCGTCACGCTGCAGCTCTACACGGCTGGCACGCTCGACAATGCAAATCAAGCGAATAACGCCAGCGCCTGAGAATCCGCTGTATCCGCTTCCTGCGGACTATGACACACTCTCGCAAGAGGGCCAGCGGCTGGCTAGGCTGAACGCATGCCGCCAGTGGCTCCTTCCAGCGACCGACCTGAAGCAGCGGGCTATCGACTTCATCTCGTCGATGCGCTTCTTCGAGGCGTGGTACCTGTGGCCGGATCCGGACGCGGACTTCAATCCCCTGTTCTTCGACGACAACCCAGTCGCGACACCCAAGGGCCATATCTCTATCTACAAAGAATGGTCTACTTCCAGAAGCAGCATTGCGGTGGCCCCGCGCGGTTACGCGAAGAGCAACTGCATCCGCAAGTCCATCCTGTTGCAGATGCTGACCCGCCCGGCCTTCTCCTTTATCTACGCTACGAGCTCGCACGACAACGCGCAGCAGACCAGCCAGATCATCAAGAGCCAGTTCAGCGACAACTCGCGCATCTTCGACGACTTTTCTCCTGACTTCCCAGACGGCCGCATCGTCCCCCGACGAGGCGAAGCTTCATACGGTCTGGAGATGATGTACTTGAAGAACGGGTCGTGGCTCCGCGCCATTTCCGCCTCCAGCAAGCAGCGTGGTGGTCGTCCCCGGTGCTACATCCTGGACGACCCAGAGTACGATCCCAAGGCATCCACCTCGATGGCCATTCTCCGCGACTACGTGGAGAACCTGCTGTTCAAGATCGTAATGCCCATGCTCACCCGCCCCGATACTTCGGTGCGGTGGCTGGCCACTTTCGTCTCCCGACGTCACTACGCATGGCACGCCATGCAGACCGAGCAGACGCCCTCAGGACCCCGTGCCCGTGACGGGCGCTTTGAATTCTGGTCCCGAATGCTTCTTGACTCGGAGTACGAAAAAGATGGAAAGCTTCACTCCTGCTGGCCCGAGATGTGGCCCCTCAGCCGTGCAGACAAACTTGCGCGACCAGATCTTGCGAACCGTCTTTCCCTTGAGGAAATCAAGGAACGAATCGGCAATAGTGTCTATCTGGCGGAGTATCGCGGACGCCCCGGTGAGAGCGGCGAAAACTTCTTCCCGCCCCTCGTCCGTGAAGACCACGGGTGGTGGATTGAGGATCCGGATCCGTCCTTCGACACGGACCCAGTGACCTCCAATACAAAGATCGCGTGGGGGGAGAAAACCGGAGTCAAGGTGCTCCCCATCCGGGACTTCCTGCTCAACGCTTTCACCTTTATGGCTGTCGATACGTCGTACACTCATGGTCCTGACTCTGACTATAAGGTAGCAGTCGTGATGGCTGTTACCAGCGACAACTGCCTGTTTGTTCTAGATATGTGGGCAGGCCAGACGCCCGAGGACCAGCTGATCCGAAACGTGTTCCGACTGGCCGACAAGTGGAAGGTGCCCACTATCCACCCCGAAGTCGTGCGTGAGTCCGTCAACCTGTACCAGCAGCTGGAAACCCTTGTCCGCCAGCGAGCTACGGACATGATGGGAGTCCAGCACATTCCGAAGATCGTGCCCCTCCGGGTGGGCATGCTCAAGAAGGAATCCAAGATCTCCGGCATGCTGTTCCGCTTCGAGCACAAGCTCCTGAAGCTGCCCATGTGGAAGCGGATGGACAAGCCCTGGCGCGAGCTCTTTGACCAGATCGAGCAGTTCAACCCCGAGGCCCGAGACGGCGGCCTGTCCCACGACGACCACATCGACGCCGTGGCCATGTCCTCCATGATCCTTAAGTTCCGCCTCCCCAAGCGGGCAATCGACCCCGTGGGGGGACTTTCCGCCATGGACCGCCTGAAGGCTGGGGAACTGCAGACTATGGGGGTTCCCACCCTTGCAATGGTTGACTGGAACAAGATCAACACCGAAGATGTCCTTGACATCCTGAAGCCAGAGGAGCCCCTTGACGATGGCGAAACCCGAGTCTGATGGCAGTTACGTCACCATCCCCTACTTCCTGTATGAGGCGATGGCCCGAGCGTACTACGGACGGGTGGCTGGAGACTTTCCGGTGACTCGCCCCATTGCGAGTGAGTCCCCCCAGCCGAAGTTCACGGGTGACTTTGTTCTGGACGAGGAAGAGATCCCCACTACCTGGAAGCCCCAGGGACTCGCAGCTGAACTGAGAAAGAAGAAGACCCGTGCCACAGATTCCGCTAAGCCTGCCGAAGAAGCCTGAAGACATCGCAAAGCTCCTTCGGATGCACACCGATCGGGAGCGGCTGCGCTACAACTATCGCCGTTCCATCTGGCTGCTCGCGTGGCACTACCTGAATGGCGCTCGCCGGTTCGACGTCTTCGATCCGCTGACCGGTCGCTTGACCCCTCAGTACATGGACAAGGAAGGGAACATGGAGTTCCAGTCCCAGGATCTCCTGTCCATGATCGACCGTACCGTGGCCCGCATCGCCTCCATGGACCTGCGGCCCAAGGTCATCCGACAGGGCACCAGCCTGCGAATGATTCGTGAGCGATCCAGCGCCCAGATCATCGCGGACTCCCTCGTGTCAGAGCACCAGCTGTCGCAGGTGGTCAGCGACTTCGCGCACATCTTTGTGACTCTTGGCTGCTGTGGCATCACCGGCCACATCGTGGATGTGCCCACTGTTGGTCTGACTGCCGATCTTGAAGTGGTTCACCCTAAGGAGCTGTTCCCCTTCCCTGCTCTGCATCAGGACCACACCAAGCAGAGCGGCATGATCCGCCAGCGCGTGGTGCCGTTCGACATGCTGGAGGAGAAGTTTGGCGCTATCTCCAAGACCAAGAAGGACAAGATGGAGTGGTGGAAGGTTGACCATGGCGACGTCCATACGGATGTCGGCCTGGACGAGCCCGGATCCATGCTCCGTAATCCGTTTGACAACAGCGCAGTGACTACGGGTTCCAGTGCTGGTGGTGGTAGTTCCACTGATGTTGCTCGAATCCGCGAGCTGTGGATCAATGGGCCTCGTGACACCTGTGTGCGATACGTAGTGACGAGTGGTGATGTCGTGATTGTGGATGAGCAGTACAACGATGCTGCGATGTACTGCCCTATTGGATGGGCCCGCTTCTGCGATACCGGTACTTTCTATGGCGCTGGTCTGTTCGACATGCTCTTCGGCATCTCTCGCGAGGCCGAGCGCATGATGAAGAGCCTGTTCAACAACATTCGCGACATGGACCGCTACGGTGTTATGGTCCTGCCGCAGGGCAGTATGAACGAGCGCACCCTGCTCAAGGATGTGGGCCGTGGCCTGCGCGTCATGAGCTACACGCCGGATCCGCTCAACGAGAACTTCAAGCCGTTCGTTGTGCAGCCCTACAACGCAGGCGATGCACCGGGCAAGGTAGCCCAGTTTGCCCGTACCGTGATGCAGCAGATCGCACCCATCCAGGATCTGATCCAGGAGAAGGGTCGAGTGGAGAGCGCCACGGGTCTGCAGTTCCTTGACGAGCAGATCACCCGTGCGATGACCAATCCGAGCATCAGCATCCAGAGGGCCTTCGGCAACATGTACCGATCGGTGACCGCCAAGGCCGTTGGCGAACTCGTCAAGGCCCCACGCACCATCCCGGTGAACAACGTGACGCTGGATCTGGCTGGTGCAGTGCTGGATCTGGACAAGTCCGTCGTGACGTTTGACCAGAACCCGCTGCCTGATGTTCCGCATCTGACGTTTACGGTGCGCCAGATCAATCCTCGTAGCGAGGTGGCTCGTAAGGAAGAAGCCATGGCTCTTCTGAAGTCTGGAATGACGGACCCTATGGCAGTCAAGATCTTCTCGCTGAAGGAGGGTCTGGACTTTGCCCTTTGGATGGACGAGGACAAGGGTGCCTACGAGACCATCGTGCAGAACATCCTCCTGCTCTACGGCAACGGCCAAGACCCGGGCCAGATCGTGGTCGCGCCTCACATGGTGCGGCCGGATCTGCAGCTGCGTGTGCTTAGCGGATTCATGACCAGTCCTCTGCTGTCTGCCGCCAGTGCGGAGGTGCAGGAGGAGTTCAAGAAGTTCAGGGATGCCATGCTGCGGTTCATGGGCCAGACGCTCCCGCAGCAGATCCCGACACCTGATGAGGCAGCCGCCATGGGCATGCAGCCTCAGCAGCCACAACCAATGCCCATGATGCAAGGAATGATGCCCAATGGCTGACGAGACGACGCCAAATCAGGAGACTCAGGAAACTCAGACCACGACGAACAACGTCGTGGACATGGACGCAAAGATTCGTGCGGGGGGACAGGAAATCCCAGTTGCAGATCTGCTCAAGGCAAAGGAGGACCTGGAGTATCTGCGACAGGACTACGGAAAGCTGGTCGCTTTTCGCGACGCGACTACTAAGGTCATGCGACCGGACGTGGACCCCTCGGTGAAGGAGCAGGCCGCCCGTCAGCTCCTCGTTGACATGGGCTATCGCGGCGAAGAGGTGGACCAGTACGTTCAGGATTGGATGAACAACCAGCAAGGAGAGACCGTGACCGACAACACCGAAGACGTGGGGGGCGATGAAGACGACCGTAGTGCAGAGGAGGTGGCAAACGCCATTCTCCGTGCGCAGCAGGAAGCTCAGCGGGCCCAGGAAGAGCTGCAGCGGATGAAGGCCGATCAGCTCAACAGCCGACTCAATGCCCAGATTGTCATGGGGCTTGAGATGGACCAGAACGCCCGTACAATGCTGGGCAAGCTCGAAGAGATCAACGGAAAGGAAGCCCTTTCTGGTGCACGAGCCGCGATCGAGAGGGACATTCGCCAGCAGACGCTGGACAACCTCCGAGCCCGGCGCACTCAGGCAGGGGTTTTCGAAGAAGCGTGGATCAATGAAGAGTCAGCCAAGGCCACTCAACAGGTTTTGGCGAAGTACCGCTCGGTAATCGGCGACCCGAACCGTCTTGGTCGGGCCCCGGAAACAGACAGTGGTGCGGGTTCCATCTTTAACCGTCCTGCCGTCCCGGCTCCGCGTTGGAAGCCCGGGGTCACTGCTGGCGACATGGAGTCTGCTCTTGACGCATTCAACAAGGATGCACTGAGCCGACTGGCCGCCGGTCTTGACAGCGGTAGCGACACTCGTGCCTGAACACCTCACTACAAGGAATTGAAACATGCCTGCAACCTCTGGATCCCTTTTCGATCGTCACAGTAAGCAGATCGAGGAGGTCATCAATAAGAACGTCGACACCATCCTGCCGACGCTCGACGCCGCTTGGCGTGACACCATCGTTACCTCTCAGGGCGTGGGCCCCGCCAGCGCGATCGGTCGCGATATGCACATCCTCAAGCTCTATCGCGGCGGTCTCACCGGCGTGATCGAGAACGCTGCCCAGTACAACGACTTCGTGCTGTACGGCGACAACACCACGCTGCTTGGTGACAACACCGACGCGGGTACTCGCAACAATGCGAAGCTGTATCGGCAGTCTGCAACTCAGACTTGGCCGAGCGCTCTTGAGGGTCCGGCCATCAACACTTATCGCCTCGGTATCGGCATGCGCGCCATGCTGACCAACCTGGCGATGACGATGGGCGAGCTGCAGGCGGAGGCCACTCCGGCCTTCATCGGCGACGTGATTGCTCCGAAGCTCAAGGGCTTCGCGCAGAACCTGTCGCACACGCTCTGCAACTACTGGTACGTCAGCCAGAACAGCGGTTATGCTCTGGCCTCGTTCAACGCTGGAACTTACAACATTCCGGCTGTGACCAATGGCGCCCAGGATTCGTTCTCGTTCATTCCCAGCAATCAGGCTGTGGACCGCTTCTATGTGGGTCAGCGTGTGGATCTGTACAAGGCGACTGCTGGCGTGCCCAGCACCGCCGCGACGGCCACCGACCTCATTAACTCCAGCAGCAGCGGTACGCTTCGCGTGAAGTGCTTCGTGAGCGCTGTGGATGAACTGACCGGTACGGTCACCATCCGCATCGTGAACGATTCGGGCGCCAACATGTCGGCCTTCTCGACGAGCGCGGCCAACAATGTTGCTGTCTGCTACGCGAACAGCAAGCTGCAGGGCGGCGCTGCCTTCACCGGCATCGCTGGCATCAACAGCTGGATGAAGTTTGGTGACAGCTCGGGCGCTAGTCCCACTGACGCGAACTGCCTCCTTGGTGCTGAGCGAGTCACCAACGAGCAGATCAACGTCAACCAGCACCCCGAGTTCAAGTCCTTCCGCGTGCAGAACGTCGGCGCCCTGACTGAGCACAAGCTCCGCCAGTACGTCCGTCGCTTCCACGCTGCGAAGAACAAGTACGGTCAGACGATCGACTGCCTCATCGCCAGCGATGGCGTGTGGCTGGCCTACGAGGCGCAGAAGATCGGTCAGTACACCCTGGAGCGCACGGGTCGTCTGTCGAACCTCAACAGCGAGGGCAGCGACCAGGGCTTCAAGTTCACCTTCGAAGGCCGCACCTACAACGGCTACACCTCGACCTACATCGAGGACGGCGTTGTGTACGGTCTGAAGAAGGGCGGCAACAACTGGAAGCGTTACGTGCCGCCCGATCCGAAGGGCGTGCAGAAGTTCAGTGAGGCCGACAGCTTCGTTCCCTTCAGCTTCGTGGTCCCGGCTCTGACCGGCACCTCGTCGACGAAGTGGCCGATCCTGAACGGCAGCAACCTCACTGAGGCGATGCAGATGCCGGGCATGCTGCGTATGCAGCTCGTCCCGGATCAGCCTACGGGCCTGAAGCTCGAAGGCGTGACCACGGATCGCGTCTGGATGTGATCCTCCTGAGGGGGCTGCGGTGCCCCCGGCGTCTCGATGGGGGGTGGACTTCGGTCCACCCCCCGCGAGCGCACAGGCCCAATAGGAGACCAGATGCCAACCAGGATCGCCGCAATTTCGTGCACTCACTCTCCGTTCACTCCGCAAAGCGTCCATCACTGGCTGTTGGAAACCCTGTCCGCTCTGGACGGGGTTACGCACTTTGTGCACCTCGGAGACATCTTCGAGGCCTCAGCAGCCTCCGTGCACCCCGACGAACACGACCACACCCTGCTTGACGAGTACCGTCACGCCTCCGCATTCCTTGCCTCCATCCGATCTGTCCTTCCTAAACGGACACATTTCCACGCCATCATGGGCAACCACGACGACAACCTCCGTTCCCAAGACCCCCGCCGTATCCCCAAGGCCCTGCGCGACGTAACCGACTTCATGCGCACGGAGCCCTTCTCCCACGAAGCCAAGTTCTGGCACTGGACCCCGTACCGTAAGGACAAGCGCGGATGCCTCGAAATCGGCCCCGTCGTCCTGACCCACGGCTTCGACGTCGGCCAGAACTCCGACGAGCTGGAAGCCCTCCAATTCATGAACATGACTGGTGGGGCTGCCCACCGCCTGTTCATCCGTGGCCACACCCACCGGCCCGTGCCCCCCACGCAGTGCCACCGTACCCGTTCCATCCCCCTCCCGTGGTGGTACATGAACGCCGGTACGTGCGGCCCGCTCTCCCCCTCTTGGATGGCCCGACGCGACACCTCTCAGTGGGGGGCCGCGATCGCCGTAGTGGACATGGTCCGCGATCCCTCACACCGCAATCGAGGACGCCAATGGGAAGCACGGTTGATTCAAATGGACGAGTGATCCACCGGGTCAAGATCAACGGTCGTACCTGGCGGGTTGCCCTCACGCCACCCCGACAGATGGGTACCGACTGGGGTCGCTGCTGGGACAAGGAGAAGCCTGGCCGCCACCCACTCATCGAGGTCCGACGTTCCCTCGGCGAGTACAACCTCCTCGACACTGTTGTCCACGAGGTCCTGCATGCTGCCCGTCCCGAACTGGACGAGCACGCTGTCGACGCCACAGCACGTTCCATTGCCCGGGCTCTTTACCAGATGGGATGGCGCCGTAAACTGGACTGACCATGTATAACTTCAACAAGCCCAAGATGTCCAAGCCAGCCGCCCTGCCCATGAAGAAGGGCCCTGTGTCCAAGAAGTCCGGCAATCCTCAGAGTGCCAAGTCGATTCTGGCCATGATCCGAAAGCTGCCTAACAAGATGGTGCAGCAGATCTACAAGGGTCTTGAGTCGCTGGAGCCTGATGATCTCGACATGCTCGGCAAGAAGAAGTATCCGGGAGAGTGACGTGGCCAGCGCCAAGCCTAAGTTCCAGTTCAAGGCCAAGCACAAGAACCCCATGGGTGGGCTCTCGGAGCTTGGTCGCCGTGCCTACAACAAGGCTACGGGCGGCAACCTCAAGCGCCCGCAGCCTGAGGGTGGCAAGCGCCGCAACTCCTTCTGCGCCCGCATGAAGGGCATGAAGGCGAAGCTCACCAGCTCCAAGACTGCGAACGACCCGAACTCCCGCATCAACAAGTCCCTGCGCGCCTGGAACTGCTGATATGGCGAAGGACGCCTGTTACAACAAGGTGATGGCGTCCTATGGCAAGTGGTCAGCCCGTGCGGCTCAGGCCACCGCCAAGTGCCGTAAGGCCAAGGGCCAGGTTCGTAAGACGCAGGCGGGAGCCAACCTCAAGCGATGGACTGCCGAGAAGTGGGTGGACACCCGCACGGGCAAGGCTTGTGGTGCTGGTGGCGACAACGAGTATTGCCGCCCCAGCAAGCGCGTGAGCAGCAAGACGCCCGTCACCCGTGGCGAGATGTCAGGTTCCCAGCTGGCTGCGAAGAAGGCTGAGAAGTCCCGTGTTGGTATGCAGGGTGCCTTTGGCAAGAAGGTCTCTGCCGTCCGTAAGAATCCACTCCGTTCACTTGGAGGACTCTCCCGTGGCTAAGAAATGGATCCAGAAGGTGGCTGCCAGCATCAAGCGTCGTGGCACCGAGGGCGTCTGCACCGGCCCTAAGTTCGGCGGCCCGACGTGCAAGCCCGGCTCCCGTCGCTACAATCTCGCCAAGACGTTCCGCAAGATGGCGAAGAAGTGAGGCGCTTTGCCCCCAGTTCGCCGACTGCCTACAGATGTGCAAATGCTACCGCCTCCGATGCGGTTGCTGCCCGTTACCCGAGATGTACCGGGAACTCGTAACCCAAGCACACTGAAGGTTCAGGGGGCAAAGAAGATTCTGAGTGGAGAGCTGAACGAAGAGACATACGTTCGCGCTCTTACTAATGAACTGCTTGGCCAAAGTGAGGAGTTCTACAAACTCTTAGGTGGAGGTCAGGATTGGACTGATCGTTTGGGTCAGACCCAAAAGATGAGTCGAGCGGATATCTACAAGGCCTACCTTCTGGCCTCCAGGATGAATACTGCTGCAGACGCGAGCGCTCGCGGGGTTCGCCAACTCACGCGATTGCCTCCCCGCATGTTTGCTTTTTCGCAACGAGATGCAGATCTTGCTGGTCAAGTTGTTAGCTCAGCATTCCGTCCCAGGCCTGACGCTGAGATCTACGAGCTTCTTGCGTCCACCCCAAAGACTGGGCCTCTTGAACTCATCAAGACTGCCCGCATTCCATTTGTTGACGTGGACACCCCTAGCACTGGCAGGTTCAAAGAAGTCCACCCCAAGTCAGGAATCACCGCCTCCTCCAAGGCTGAAGCCCTGGACATTTTGCAGCAGTTGTCAAACCAGTTGGGGTCAACCCTCCGAGCCTACGTCTCACCTGGTGGACTGCGGGCTTTTGACGTCTCCCGTGAGCGTAATCCAATGGACTTCTACCGAGCCGTGGGGGGACGTCTCTTGAAGAAACTGGATCCCAACTACGTTGCTGGAAGTCAGCGTGAGGGATGGTTTACCCCGGTTGGTAGAGCTGTTCGTAGATGGGATCCTAAGAGCAAGAGCTATTACGCTTTCTCCTTGGAGAACGTGTATGACTTCCCTGGCTTCCCTGTCCGTACCGGACCCAAGTTCAACAGGAACCCACTGGATGACTACATTGCAGCATCCATTGGTAACATTACCCCACAAGGTACGAAGGCTGGACAGGGCACCATAAACCCCGCCATGTTGGAAACTGTGCTTCAAATGCACGACGTGCGGGCAGCTGCAAACCGAACTCCGCAGTCCCGTAGCGCTATGATGGGAGATCTGAAGGAGCTCATTGGTCAGGGCATCAAGGGACCAACTTTGGAGTTCATCAAGAAGAACTACAGACTCTTGGTAGCTTTGGGCCTGTTGCCCGCAGCAGCCATGGGAGTAAACACACCAAATGGAACAGACCAACGAAGCGCCGCTTGACATTGAAATGATCTACGACCCGGTGGCCGAGGCCCATGGCGAGGGTCTGGTCATCGACGCATCCCGACACCGCATCATGGCGGATGGCGACTTCATCCTGTGGGCCCGCCGCCACTACAAGCGGCCTACCCTGTTTGAGTACCACCACCTGGAATCGGACAACATCGTGCTCTGTGACTGGCTGATCCGTGGCCGTGTGGCCCAGGAGCTGGAGGCATACGAGTATGGCAACCGCCCAAGTCGAGCCTTTCTAGACAGTAGAATTATTTTGTGTGACGAGTCAGCAGCGGCCATCAAGCGGAAGATGAGACGATCGGCAGAGGCTCGTCAGCGTGTACGGGATGAAGCCATGGAGGAGCGAAAGCAGACCGCCAAGCACCTTCGACGCCAAGGATTTGAACGAGAGGCGAAGAGCATGGAAATGGGCTTGTCCCACTTTACTGGTACGCTGGAGGGTGGTGAGGAACTGGCTGCCATGAAGGAGGACTTGGTTAACATGGCTCGTGGCCGTATCATCACCCACGGCTAACGAAAGGACCCTCCATGAGCATGATGGGCAACTACAACCCATTTGAAATTGCAAAGCAAATGACCGCCGCTAAGGAGGGAAAGTTCTACGGGGGCGGTCTTTACAACCCAATGAGTGGTGGCTTTCAGGCCCCTATGAGCACAAGCTTTAACCCTGGTGCAAAGGTTGCCACAGCTGGGAGTGGACCAGTTACTTACGGTTCCGGTGGACAGAACAACTCAAATCAGGGTTTGGGTAGTCTTCTTTCGTCTGGAAATTTTTTCACCAACATGAGCAATCCCCTTAGCATGCTTATGGGCATGATGCCTGCTCCTGGTCAAAGGATCAATCCACTTGGTCCAGCCCAATACATGACCAGTCTGTTGGGTCGACTCAGTCAACCTAACTATGTGTCCAAGTCCCCCAGTATGAGCTTCACTCCTACTAATCCTATGAGGCTCCAGGGCCCCGTGACTTTTGGCGGTATTGGTGGTCCTAACACGGTCATTGTGGATTAACTATGGATCCCACCGGCTCGTTCCTGAAGACGGTTATTGAGCGCGTCCGAGGCTACCTCGACGACGGCGACTTTGACGCCAAGTACACGGACCAGTTCTTGGTCAACCATGTCATCATGCCAGGCCTGGTGGATGTGTGGTCACGCTGCTCCCTGAGCGCTGACAACCCCGTCATGCTGTCCTATGGCATCACCTTGGTCAATGACCAGGAGTGTTACGTCATCCCACCCTGCGTAGGCGAAGTGCACGAGATCGTGCAGTACACAGGAAACACTGGGTCCCAGGTCAACGATGGAATTCCCACTGCTGATCTCTACCCTGCCCACCGAATGAGCGTGGGGGGACAGAACTGGGCCATTGAAGGGAACATGATCTGCTTCCGTCCGTTCCCGCAGAACCTCAGCGGCAACACGACGTGGACGATCCGCTACACCACCAATGGTGACATGATGCCGCACTACTGCGCACTTACAGATGCCAATGGTGGAACGCTCACTACAACCAGTAGCTTTACACTTCCATCTGCTGTTGGCACTGGCGGACTGGGCCAGATTGACATCCGCGAGAACGCCTACGCAGGCCAGGTGCTCCGACTTCTAAATAAGGCTGGAAGTCCAGGACTCACGGTTCGTGAGGAGCGGGTCATTGAGTCGTACAATCCTGCCACTCGCGTGTGCACGCTGCGTCATCCATTCACGACCAATACAGCTGGTGCCTCATCGTACTACGCATATGAGATCTGCCCCCCACAATCTCAGGGCATGGTCGAGGCGGTGTCGCTGGCCTGCTCGTTGAAGCTGGGCGCGTGGCGTAAGATTGCCCAGTCCCACGCTCAGATGCTGAACATGCAGTACCGATCAGCCATCAAGACCATCGGTGACAACCTGTCTAACATGCAGATGCGTACGGGCAAGGGCTGGGCCAAGGACACCCGAGACAGCTCAGGCTGGTATCCGTAACCATGTGGTATCAGACCTCCCACCTGATGACTTCTCCCCCAAGTGAGACTCAGCGGTGGGGGTTTAGTGCCATTCCAAACTATACACGATCTCCCTTTGGGTCTGTGGTAGATGGAGAAGGCCCGATGTCAACCAGTGGGTTCTACGGACTGGTCCCCAACAACAAGCAGAGCTACGGTTACAATATCAGCATCAACAAGGACCCGGTTGACGAGTTTGACTATGCCAGCCTGTCTTTCCGTCCTGGTGGATATGCTGCCAATCCGCTGGCTGGCATGCAGTTTACTGACTGCACCACATGAGCCTCTACATCAAGAACGGTAAGATCGTTACGATCAACGGCCAACTTGCCGCTGGTGGCGACTGTTGTGGTGCTCTGTCAAACTGCGACAGTGATGGTGGTGGCGGCGGTGGTGGTGGTGGCGGTGGCGTGAACGGTGCATGCTGCACTCTTGACACCAACGGCATTCCCGTGTGCACGCAAACTGACGATGCCGGGTGCAATAGTCTCAATGGTGTTTTTAAACCAGACAAGGTTTGTGGTTGCCAATCGGGTGACTGTAGGGACGTATGTGGTAAAGTCTGCGGCACGCCAGGAACTACCTCCTTTGATCCGTGTCAATCGTGTAACTTCTTTGGGAGTGCTGCAGCGAATGCCACGGGCGGCATTCCTGGGTGTCCTGGTTATGGTGGTGGTTTCGGATTGGGGTTCTAATGAAGACTTACCATTCGTATTGGAGTTCTGGGTGGGCTGGAAAGCCATCCCCATTCATACTTGATCTGCATCGACTCTCGGCTTTCTTGGCCAAGAAGCACTACGGAGAAGTCCACTTGGTGACGGACTCCGAAGGTGCGGAGTCTCTTGGTCACTTGGGCTACACCACTGTGAGCACCGAGTTGGATCAGTTGCCCAAGGAATACTACAACGTTTGGTCCCTTGGAAAGATCTGGACCTACAAGAAGGCAGCCGCAGAGGGCGTCCCCTTCATGCACATTGACTACGATGTGCTTCTTTGGAAACCACTCCCGGTTGAATTTACAAGTAGCCCTGTCTTTGTAGAGCGCATCGAGCACGATGTAAACCGCCTGTACAACGTGCCTGCTTTTTACGACAACTGTCCAAAGCTTCACGATCTTGAGGGCTCACGTGATTTGGATAGAGCAATCAATGCCGGAGTAGTTGGGGGGACCAACACGGCATTCTTGGGCGAGGTGTATGGCAAAGCTTGGGACTTTGTCATGGACCCAGAGAATCGGGAGTTCATGACTTCAAATGGCGTTCTCGATGGGCCTAGTTGGCTTCGTGCAACTGTTGCTGAGCAACTGTACTTCTACTGGTATGCCAACCTACGAAACCAACCCCTTGTGTCTCTCTTGACTGCTTTCCCGAACGCAGTCAAAAATGAACAAGCAGATCAACTTGGCTACACCCACTTGTGGGGGGCAAAGTCATACCCCGATATTCAGAAACGCATTTTGGCCAAGTGCAAGGAGTTTGGTCTCCCTACTGCTAGTGATCCTCACGACACACAGTGGGCTGTAAAGGGGGTCAAGAGTCTTATCAAAGCCATGGCCCTACCAGATACCGACCAATCCAATGCCCGCCTAGAGATCTGCAAGACGTGTCCCGAGTGGACTGGAAGCCGATGCAAGGTGTGTGGCTGCTTTACCAAGTTCAAGGTAAGGATCGAAAAGGAACACTGCCCCATCGGCAAGTGGTGATATACTGGCCCGACCCCTCACATACCGTGGGGGGACAAGGAGTCACACATGATGCTTGCTTCGATTGAGTCGCTCATTGGCAGCACGTGGGCTGCCCTCGCCACCTTTGCCATCGGCTACGTGGCCGGTCACCTGGTCCCTATCGGGAAGATCGCCTCGTGGATCCCCGGCAAGCGGGACTGATCCTCGTCTGCTTTCTGAGTCTGGGGTGTTCGGCCTCCCGGCGTATCGCTGAGGAGGCCAACACCATTTCAGATCGGGCCGATCGGATCGCGCACATCTCGGAGCAAATCGGCCACACTTCCAAGGAAGTGGAGTCAATTCGATCCGCCACTGAGATCCAGTTGGAAGCCAGGAAGATTCGTCAGTCGGTGGCAGAAATACATGGTCAGCTTCCGGGGGTAACGGACAAGACACCATGGTGGGCAGACATTATCCGCTGGCTCCTTATTGCATCCGCAGGCGCTGCCCTTGTGTGGGTCCTCTACGCAACGGGGGCCGCCTCTGCCATCCGAGTTGCCATTGGGTGGATCCCCCGACGGAAGGTCAACGAAGCGGAGATGGCAGCGGCCACCCTAGCCCAGGACAAACCCGAGACCCTGCGGGAGTGGATAGCCATGAAGAGGGCATCCGACAGGGAGTTTGACGCAGCATGGCGCAAAGCGCAGGAGACCAACAATGCGAACCGAGGACATCCTTGACATCCACCGTGACCTGTGCAGCCAAGCCCAGGAGCTGATGTGCCGCAAGCAGGCTGACTACACCAACGGGACAGACGACCCGTTCCGCAACTTCCAACTTGGACCCAGCATGGGCGTGGGCACCATCCCCTCTGGCATCTTCATCCGCTTCCTGGACAAGGTCTCTCGTCTTGCCACGTTCATCCACAAGGGAAAGTTCCAGGTGAACGAGTCCCTACAAGATACAGTGGTGGACGGAATCAACTACTTGGTTCTGCTGCAGGCGTCGGTTATCTTGGAGGAACGAAGGAAGTCCCCCCACAATGCCAGCCAAATCCCCCAAGTTGACGTTCGGTCAGATCTGGAACACCATCACGCAAACGGGGACCTTTGCGTCAGTCGTCACGGGCGTGATTATGATTCCCGTGGAGATCGGGCGTAGGGACCAGATCCTGACCCAGCAACAGCAGACGGTGCAGGAACTGCGGGGTGTCGTGAGCGACTTGGTGAAGACGACGATCAACCTGACGGGCAGTGACCGGGTCCACGACCGGGACCTGAATGATCTTCGTGCTCGGATTGACAAGCTTGAGGCAAGGCGTGGCTGACCAAGATACAAGCTGGACATGGAACTTCTCTGGGCCAACGACCATGTCGAAGGCCCATTCGCGTGCCATTCTTCCCAAGGAAGTGGCATGGGATCTTGTCGGCTTTGACGGCAATGAGACCGGCTCTCTTCGCACCCATCCTGGATTCAAGCGCCTAGCTGGAGATGGGGGCACCTTCACCCCCACCACTGGCGGTGCAGGCATGGGCAAGGTCCGTGGCTTCTGGCCCGTGACGGTCATCACAAGCAGCTCCTCATACCTGTACGGCTACGTCTGGGCAGAGTACACCCTCGTCTCAAGCACCACCCACACCATCACCTTCTACGGAAAGTTCCACAACGGCACGGACTGGGTCAGTCCACAAGTTGCAAATACGACCCACAAGGTTCTGGAGCTGGAAGCAACGACCGATGGGTCAGACACTACTGAGATTGATGTGCAGTCCAGTGGTCGGTTCCTTTACTTCTTTGCTCGTGGTTACAAACCAGAGATGGCGACGTTCGCAACTTCTGGTTCGCCACTTCGCTGGAGTGTGTCCTTTAGTGACGTTGGTCCTGGCAACCCACCCAAGGCCATCAGTGCAGCTACAGAAACAGATGCGAACGCCATCACCATTGCCACGGTGGATGTTGGTGGTACTGGTGAATATGACCTTGTTGTGTTTGGTGACAACGACAATTCAGTGACAACTGGAATTGGCCCCACTGCCCCTACACGGGAAGAGGGTAACTACACCTTTGCAGTTCAGTACATCAATACGGACACTGGTCGTAAGTCGCCAATCTCCAACACGACTACCCTGAATGTCACATCAACCCACAACCACGTCAAGTTCAGAGTTGGTCGCTTCCGTGGTCTGTACAACCGGGCTTTGATCTACCGCACGGTCAACTTGGGCGCGGGTGTTGGTGGCACCACGTTCTATGGATCAGGTACCCTGCACTTGGAGAAGGTGATTGACATCACCACAACGCCAAGTCCAGCTGTTTCCCTAGACGGTCCTGATGTCTACTACTCATGTGGTACTGCAAGTACCGATATTGGATGCGATACTGATGCCACGGCAATCATTAGGACTATGGCTATTTCGCTGACGGACTCGCAGCTCGTTTACCAGGATGTCTTCATTGACAAGACCAGGGCAGACAGCGTGGGTCCCAAGGGCGGAGTGGCACAGTTCCTGTCCAATGTTCTCTTTGTGTCTCGCCTGAAGGACAGCAACTTTGCTGGGTCTGTAGCCAGTTCTGAAACTCCAATCACGCCCGAGTACCCCCCACGATCACTGGGTGATCTGCGGTGGAGTGCCACGAATGAACTAGTTGCGGACAACTTTACGCCATTCAATCGGTGGGTGCCGAAGACTCCCGGCAATGAGATCATCGGCATGCGGCAGGTTGGCAACTTCATGATTGGGTTCAGCAGCGACCGCATCTACCGCATTGGGCGCCAGAACAACTTTGTGCGTGTGGAAGAGGGGCACATTGGTTATGGTCTGATTGGCCCGAATGCTTTGGAAAGTGTGGGCACAACGGTCTACTTTGTGTCAGGTGGCGGACTGAAGGCCGTGTCCATGGATGGTGCCATTGAGGATGTCACCGGACTGGACAACCTTGTCAACGTCACGTGGGCAAGTGCCAAGTCGTCCATCCAGATGGCCTACGATGCCAGGGGTCAGTGCCTCACAATCTACAAGCCAGCTACTGGAGCCCTGACCGCCACTACAGGCAGTGCAGATGGTTATGCCGCGATTCTGTGGTTCGGTACCAACCGGATGACGCAGCTTGTGGATCTGCCCTTCCGCTATGTGAAGACAGGCAACGTCCATTCGGGCGCGTATCTGGAGCGTCGTGCCATCTTCGTCAAGCGTGACTCCCTCACCACATTTGGTGTGTACATCGTGGACCACGAGCGATCCAACGCGAACAAGAACCTCTGTGGGGGGACTGCACGCAACCCTCAGGTCAGTGGTTCGACACCGAGTCCAGCAGTCGATACTACGGAGTTTGACTGCAACGCATACACGTTCACGTCAGTCAGTGGGTCCAGCGAATCCATCTCGACCAACAACTCATGGGTCCAGAACTACAGCTGGAGTGCCGTTGCCAACACCTATGCGTCCCTGGCTCCCATCGTCCAGCGGTGGGTAGGCGGCAACCTTGGTGTGCAGTTCCAACCGGGTACACCGGAGTTCAAGGACTTCTTCCGTCAGAAGCAGGTCTCGTCGGTTGCTCCGTACTATGAGGTGGTGGGCACCGAAAGTCTGCCGACCTACGGAACGTGGTGGGGACTGCTTTACAGGGGAGCCGAGGAGTCTGTGTACATTTCCTCCAGACCACTTGGTCGCGATGGGAGTGTTCAGAACATCACTGCTGGGGTAGGGGTGGCGGCGTCGAATGCCCCCTTCCGTACCCATGGTGCCGTGTGGTCCAGCTTGAGCCCCGGCTTCCAGTGCAACATTGCTGGTGCTGATCTGCGTCTGCTTGCGTTCTCGGTTACTGGCCGGATACTGGACACCGATCGGAGATTCACCTAATGAGCCTTGGATACCAACCTGGTATGAGCACCCTGCCGAACTTCAACGCCCCCAACTTTTCGGGTGTTGGTTCGCAGCAGTTCAACTTCCAGCAGCCGAACATCCGACAGTTCCTGCCCAGCTTTGAGCAGACTTATAGCCCGGCAGGTATGGGGGCTTATCGTCAGAATCCTCTGACTGGTCCTAGTGTCCAGCAGTTTTGGGGTTCGATGCTTAACGATTACAACCTGGCCAACCAGCTGAACCAGGCGAATTTTGGCCGTAACCAACAGGCTGCAGACATGTTCTTGGGTGCCACCCAGGCATCTCTTCAGGACATGTACCGAAATGTCACGCCTGGAGTTCAGACTGCCTTTGCCTTCCAGCAGGCTGGACAGCAGCAGGCGGAGCAGGACTATCAGCTGTATTTGCAAAACCTTGCTCGTACTCGCCAGGGTATGGATCAAGTGCAGCAGAATGTGGCGAACGCATATGAACAGGCGCTTCAGCAGGCTGGCCAGGGTTACAACCAAGTTGCTTCGGACATGGCTCGCGCCATTGCCCAGCGCAAGGAGTCTGACCTTGAGCAGATGATGGGTGAGATTGGTGCGTTTGCTGGTACTGAAAGTCAGCTGGAGGAGGCCAAGCGTCAGCGTGGTGCCAGCTACGATCGTGAGATGTTCGGCACCCTTGCTGGTCTGCAGGCGCAGACTTCCAAGGAGAAGGCTGACATCTTGCAGCGCAAGGGCGACGTGTTTGCCAACCTTGGCACCGCGATGTCCAACTTGTCTGCAACGCTGGACAAGACCACCTTTGACGTTGGTGAGCGTCGTAATGCGTGGAATGAACTGGGTTCCAACCTTGGCATGGCATCGGCCCAGTTGTTTGGCAGTATCTCTGGTAACGTGGCCCAGCTGACTCAGGCTGGCTATAGCCAGTATGCCAACATGATTCAGTCCAACCCAATCCTGGGTGCGACGTTTACGCCCACCCTGATCTCCATGGCGGAAGTGGCTCAGCGTTACGGTCAGCCAGGTGGCTTCATTAGTCCGGACTTCATTGGTCCGGGTGGGCCAGTCTACGGTCGCAATACCCGCGTGCCTCGTCTGATGCCTGATGGCACTTACCGTCTTACTCCCTAACTTGAGGACACCACATGGCTAAGGACTACACTGCCTCTCCGTACACGGTTGCACCCAACCAGGATCTTGCCTTTCAGCTTGCTGCTTTGAATCAGCAGGACCGGGCAATTCGGGCGGGCATCGGTGGTTCGTCCTCAGGTTCCGAGGTCAACATCAATGACTCTCTTGCCCTTGAAGAGTTGATGAACCAGCGTGCTGAAGAGCGCAGCATTCGCCAGCGTGCATTGGACGCTGATGCTCGCCGCCGCCTGGAACGAGAGCAACTTGGCTTTGACCTGGAGCGTCAGAGGCAGACGGGGCTTGGTGCTCTTGATCTTGAAGCTGCAGGCATCCGCCAGAAGGAAGCACTGAACAAGGAACTGTGGCCTGCTGAACTTCAGCGCATGCGGGATCAGGGCACCACACAGAACGACTTGAATCGAATGGCCCAAGAGGAAAGCGCTCGGGTTGCGGCTGAGGCAGCAGCCAAGATCAAGATAATGGAGTTGAAACTGTCTCAGGCTGACACTGACTCTCAGGCAGAAGTTGCAGCCAAGTTGCTGAAGAAAAGAGAAGAACTTGCTGCAATGCAAAAGCAAGTGTTGGACGCTCAGGCTCTTGCTGCAGAGAGTGACAGTAATGTCAAGAGAGGTGTAATTTCCGCACGTGAACGGACCAAGTCTCTTTACGACGCCACGTCGCAGTATGACAAGACGTTGTCCAGTGCTACCTTCCAAACCATTGCCGACGACCTGTTGAAGGACCCCAATGTTGCAGGTACTTCCCTTCCTCAAAGCACTCTGCGTAGTTTTGTTACAGGTGTTGGTCGTGCGGGAGAGTCCTTCATTGAGATGTTTTCTGGAGATCGCACAGCTGATGTTGGGCTAAGGGCTGATTTCCGTCCTAGTACGAAGCTGGCTATTGATTCTGGTTCTACGGTCATGGGTCCAGCTCAGGAGAACCATCGCAATCTGATTGCGGCTGCTTCTCTTTGGAACGGGGGCGTCTACCGAAAGGACCTTAGTGATGTGTATGGGCTGGAGGATCAAGCTGATCCGCTGATTGGTGATGTGCGTCGTGCACAGGAGTTCAGCCACAACATCGTGGCCGAGACCGCTGTTCGCACTTTGATGCAGGGAGTCTTCTCCCCAACTGCAGGTTCTGGAGGGCAGATGGGTTCTCCTATGGACATTGGCATCTCGAGTCGAGAGGGTGCTCGTGATGCCATCAAGTTGGTGCTGCGTGAACTCTCGGCGATTCGTGCTGATCCAAGCATCATGCAGGATCCTGACAAGGTGAGAGCTCGACTGGCCCCCATCATCACTCAGGGTACCAATCTGATGTTTGGCGAAACCAACCGCGCCGAGTCCAACAAGGAAGGAATCTTTGTCACCATCGTGAATCGCGCACTGGCAAACGCAGCATCAGCCGGTACCAAGTATGCGTCTGAGATTGATCCCCGTGGTGCGATTGATGCAAGCACTGTGCAGAAGGCAGCCATGGCTCAGAGCTTCAACATGGTTCGTGAGTTGGCCCCCATCATGCGGTCGGGTACTTACCTTCAGTACGCTGACGTGGATTCGCTGGCCACCTCCCTTGGCACCTTTAGGGGTGCTCTTGGTGAGGAGATTGACCCACTGACTGGAAAGCCGTCTGGCGTCTTCAGCATTGCAGCTCTCCCTGAATCTGGTTCCAAGGATGCAGCTATCCTTGGTCTGATTGCCCCCGAGTTGCGAGAGCGGTTGTCTAGGTCCAAGGAGGGCGCTCGCAGCCTGAGGGAACGAGAGCTGGCTCTGAAGCAGGCAGAACTTGCCGCGAAGCAGGCAGAAGAGAACGAACCCCTGCAGCAGGTTTTGGGCACAGGTAAGCGTACGCAAAAGAAGATTGATATTCTGGAGCGTATGCGAGACAAGAAGTGAACATGGTCAACTGGCGCTTACTGAGCGCAGACATCTGCCGAGACCACGCCGCCGATGGGAAGGCCCGCTTGTCCCTCGGCCGGATGCTGGACCTCGACGCCCGCACCGACCTGCCCATCCTCAACCTCACCCCCCTCCCCCTGGTCGTGGGGGGACCTTACCTTCGCCCGAAGCAGGTCCGGGCCTGGTTCTGGGAGGTGCGCCAGCTCCGTGCCATGCACCGTCCCTGGTCCATGCTCGTCTCCAACTACGACCCCATCGAGCGGGTATCGACTCTTCACATTGGCACCATTACACTACCGGAAGTGGTGGAGCGGTATGCCCGCATGTGGCGGGGCCGCACCCATCGCTTTAATCCAATGGTGCTTTGACAATGCCAGTAGCAGCCCTTGCCCCAATTATCAGAGTTCTTGGTCCACTGGCAGCGTCATACCTGCTGGAGAACCTGTTCACTTCGGGCCTGCCTGACACTGCATTTACAGACGCATCCGGTAAGATTCGTCCGGGTGGTCTGGACCCTGCAACTGTGCAGGCCGAGTACAACAAGGCTGTTGCTGCTGCTGGTCGCAAGAAGTTGAAGCCTGGCACCGATCCGTTCAACGAATTTGTGCGGGGCAAGATGTCCTCCTTCCTTGGCAAGGTGGATGACCCCACATCCATCTTGGGTCGTGCTGCCGGCGCTTACAAGACTCCGCCGGGTAAGGTCCGATCTGGACTGGGTAAGGCTGGCAGCATTGGCCTGAGGGGCCTTGGTGGTTTGGGCGCGATTTCAATCGGCCTTTCCTCGGTGCCCATGCTGATGAGCATGTTTGCAGGAGATGGCGAAGGCGGTGGGATGGCCCAGGGAATGGGTGGTCCCCCCACGGGTGAGGGAGGTGACCTCATGGAGCTGCTGGGTTCCCTGTCAGAGGCAGGGGCTAGCCCCGAGGAACTTCGTGGGGACTATCTGCAGAGTGAGGCGGCAGTTCGTGGTCTGGATCGTGCGTCGCTGGCCCGTGGTCGAGTGGACTACAGTGGCGTGGCCCCAGGTCTTGAGACGTTGATCCGTGGCTATGAAGACGAGCTCGGACGGATTTCATATCAGGAGCCCATGTCGCTGGCACAGGCCTATGCACTGAAGGGCATCTTTGATCCTTCTCAGTCTGACCTTAGCATGCGCGACGTCATGGGAGGAATGTGATGGCCGCAGCCCGCAAGAAGACTCCGGCTAAGAGGGGCAAGCCAGCTCCTCCGGCTCCGGCTCCGGCTCCAGCTTCAGCTCCAGCGCCTACTGCTCCAGCTGAAACAGCTGGAGCTGTTGCTCGACGTTTGAGCATGATCCGTAACAATCCCGGAAAGACGACACTAGCCTTGGGTGGACTGGCTGGTCTTGTCGGTGGACTTGTGCGAGCTTCGCAGACGCCACCGGACTACTCCAACATTGAGCGTGCAGTGACTGAAGCAACCCGACGAGCAAAGTCGGAACGAGTTGCTCAGATCCTTGAGCGTAGCCGCATGGAACAGGCCATCGCTCAGAACCAGGCGCGCCTTGCACAGGCCAACCCTACCCTTTACACTTCCGTCATGGCTGGGCGCAAGGTGCCTAGCGGTGCCGTAGTGCTGGGCGGTAGGCCCCGTACGGATCTGATGAGAGAACTGGCAGCGTCGATGGACAGCGGCGCATTCCAGAAGAAAGACCCGCTGTCCGAACTGATGGGATAACCCAATGCCGACCTCCCTTGTTACGCAGCAGTACCCCGACGACTTCTTCATCCTGCATTACCACGGAACTCTGGCGTCGGACACCATTCTGTTCTGGGCAGATCGTGACTACGTGATTGACCAGATCTCGGTCACCATGCTGACCATGTCGAGTGCAACTTCGACGAATGGTCGAGTGTCGTTCCTGGTTACCTCCGACGCTAGCGACTTTACTCCGTCCAACACCATCTGCACGGCCGACTGCCGAACCGTTGCCAACGATGGTACGGGTGCGGCTGGTACGACCTTTGTGTTTGACAGTGAACGGTTCCCGTCTGGCGTGACCAAGCAGTTTAATTCTGCTGGTGTTGCGCTGACGTCTGTTGCCACCCTGTCGGCAACTGGTGCAACTACGGCTGTTGCCTTTAGTTCTGCGAACAACACCCTGCGTCGTGGCCAGTTCCTTACGATGAGTCATACGACCAATACGGGTGCAACTGGTCTTGTTCAGATCCGTCTGCGTTCGCGCATCGTCTGAAAGGAGGAGACGCCATGAAGAAGAAGGGCCCTAAGAAGGGCGGCGGTTGCCGCTGATTCACTGATCCCCCGGAACGGGCCCCGGTTGCAGAGAAATCGCACCGGGGCCTTTTCATTATGCCAGAGCAAATCCCACAACTGGACGAAGACGGATTCCCCGCGTTTGAGCCGGTGCGTATTTACGATGCACCGGCCACGATCCTCACTCAAATTGCAGATGGAGAGGGATCCCTTGGTCGTGCCATTCGTACGATCATGGCGCAGGAGTCCTTGAGTCCTGCAGAACGAGACTCTTATGCCACTCGTTTGAAGAGGTCATATGGGGGCAACCCTTTGGCAGATCTTGCCATTGACTTGGGAACCAATCCCCTCGTTTGGTTGTTGGCTACGGTATCGCCCATTGGCAAGAAGCAGTTCCTTGCTTCAGAGGGCCGACTTCTTGCAGGCATGTCCGACATGCGCAAGGGTGGCTTTACCAATCGTCAGTTCGTGAAGATTGCAGAGAGCTTGCGTACCTTGGGTGGCGTTGGACTTATCAGTGCCACCGAGACACAGGCGCCATCCATCATCGTGCAGGCCATGCAGAGCCGCCTGCAAAAGTTCCAGAAGGAAGAGGCGAGGATCATCGGTCCCGCTCGTGCTCGCCTTCTGAAGAAGCTTGGCATTGACGACTTTGATCCATCGCGAAGCAATGACCCACTGCTTCGAGAGCTGAACGTACAGCTGCATTACTGGGGGTCAGGCCATGCCGACAAGGCAACCTACAACCTGCCCAATGTGTTTGACACGGTGGCAGCCAAGGTCCGTAGTGCTCGTGTCGAGGCAAAGACGGGAGCCAAGATCTTCGATGGGCCTGAGAGTGGGTTGACCCTTCCACAGTCTGTCGTCAACGAACTGGAGAAGTCCAAGGTTGGACTGAAGCCTGGAGCTCGATTTGCTTTGGATGATGCTGAGTATGAGATTGTGGATGCAGTCCGAGTGGTCAACGAGTCCACGTTGGAGCAGGCCCGTCAGTTCTTCCCGAAGGCCAAGGCTGGAGAGAAGATGGGAGCCCACAAGTCGGCTGTCAAGTACGCGACTGTTGAGGACAACTTCAACAATCTGCTTCACGTTGAGGGCTACGACCGAAATGCAATTCTGGAGTGGGCTCGAGACAACAACATTGAACGGGAGTTCTTGGAGTATGCCCAGGCTTCGGAGAAGCTACGCAACCACTTCAAGACTCGACTGTTTGGCAAGTTGAATCCTGATGGCAGTGTCCCCCCAACATTTACCTTGGACTCCGACAAGGTGCTGCGTATCTATTCCCAGTACCAGAAGACCCAGGGCAACCCCGAGATGTTGGCTGAACGCATTGCGCTTCAGGAAACCGTGGGGGGACAGTTCTTCGATGTGATGGACAAGATCCTGCCAGGTTGGGTCAAGAAGGAAATCAGGAAGGGCAACTACCGAATTGACCGATCGCAGGTGGACGAGGTGCTTTCAAAGTACCTGACTCCCCAGTTGGATTCTCCCTACCTGTCTCGAAACACTGGTGTGCTGTTTGGCCGTGGAGAGATGGGTCGTCCAACTCCACTGGGCCCTACGCATACGGATGCCTTGATGCGTCGTCGTGAGCAGGGCCTGAGCTACGACGAAGTCAACGGCATTGTCTTGCCTCGAAGCAAGAAGGACCTGTTCTACAACCCGGAGGATCTGCGAGTCCTTCAGGACCTTGCTAGTCGGTATGGTCCTCGAACGGACAAAGCAAAGGTCTTTGTGCCTGGAGGTGCGGTTGGTGATGGGCCGGTGGATCTGGGCAGGCTCATCAGTTCAACTGACGAGTCCATCCGAAAGGCTGTTGGTACCCAGCGACGTGTGTATGCGTTGAGCATGGACCATGAGCTTTCGATGCGTAAGTACATGCGTGACTCGCAGGCAATGATTACCCTGCATGCTCAAGCCATCCCCGACAACTTGTGGGGTGTGCTTGAGAAAGCCATCCGTACTCCGGCGAGGAAGCTGGCAGGCGCAGAGGGGCGAAAGCTTGCTGCAGACCCAGAAGCCTTGCGTGCACTGAAGGAACTTGGAGTACAGGAAGAGGACCTCAAATTCCTTGACACACAGTCAGGCACTGCACCGGAGGTGTTGACTGCGATTCCAGCACTGCAAGCACGGTGGGACGATCTGCAGAAGATGAAGTCCACACTGCCTGTCCTGAAGGGCAAGGCCCGTGACACGCTTGCTGCAAAGATTGTTGCGGCTGAGAAGAGGCTGGACAAGTTGGCGTCTGTTACGAGTCCTGACGATGTGACCTTGTTGAACAAGGCGATGCGTCGAGACATCAGCATGGCAGATGCTTTACGTATCACTCTTCCACGAGAAAGCCTTGAGGTGCAGGAGCACTTCAAGTTGCACACGCTCCCATCCTTGTTTGGTGGTGCCAAGCCGGCTTCGTTGGTGTCGCTGCGTGGTGCACAGCATGCTCGGCAGTTGGCCGGTCGATTTGCTGACACGGGCATGGCCAAATGGTTGGAAACCAATGGTGGCCAGATTGGCAAGGACATGGTGCGTACGGCTCGTGACTACTCCACAAAGTCGGGGTACGAACTGGATGCCGCATACCGAGCCAGTGGACTCACTGGCTACCTGTACGCAACCCACCTTGGTTTCAACGTGGTGTCTGCAATGTGGAACGCCATGCAGCCTTTCCAGTGGGCGACCACCTGGATGGGGGGACGTGAGGTCCTGTCAGCGTACGGCACTGCACTCAAGCAGTTGGGTTCCTATACCAAGGAGAGAGTGACAAAGTACGGTGTTGGACCTTTGGATCCTCACATCCGTCAGCAGCTGTGGAACAAGCACATCCGTACCTCAAACTTGTTTGGTCGAGACCTGCTTGGTCTTACGGATGACATTGTTTCATCCATGGACAGTGCTGCCATCTCGCAGCCTCTGCAGACCAAGCCGAATCTCTTCAAGTACCTGACTGTGGACGCGCCCCTCAAGCTGTTCCAGAAGGCAGAAGAGCTGAACCGCATCGTCATCGCCGAAGCTGGACTCAAGTGGTATGAGCGTATGCAGCGTGAGAGTGGCCTGCGTATGTCAATGAATGAAGTGCTGGACCAGGTGCAGGTCATGCAGTCCCTGGTGAACTTCAGTCCAAGTCCTACCACGCAGCTTCAGATGTTCCAGCGTGGGTTCCTAGCAAACCCCATGATGCGGATGTTCATGCAGTATCCCCTGCGTTCCGTGTCGAACGTGCTTGTTGGACAGCAACTGGGTGGAGGCGTTCGAGAGTTTGGCGTTGGACCTCTAAAGACCGAGATCCCAGCGTTCATCGGTGACCTCTCCCGCATGTTTGGTACGGGTGCAGTCATCTACGAAATCGGCAAGAACGTCCTGAACCTTGATCTCACTTCAGGCTTGGGTGCTGCAGCCGTGACGCAGCTTCCTGGTCAGATTGCCATTGGAAACCTGCCGCTGCCACCCACGGTGGACATCCCTGTCAAGTTGCTGAAGGGCATAGCGACACAGGACATGGACCAGTTCCGACAGGCAGCATTCCGACTGCTACCTGGTGGCCTTGCCCTGCAGAAGACTCTTGGCGTGTTGCCTGAGATCCCAGGTATTGGAGGCTCCTACGGGATCGTCCAGTCGCAGTACGCTGACTGGTCAAACAAGAATGAACAGGGCCTAGTGCCTGTGTACCAAAGCGACGGCACACTTCAGGGGTTCCAGTCTCCGCTGGAGCTTGTGATGCGTGGCATCGGTGCCGACTTCAAGAAGCACCAGTCACCTCAGGAAGCAACGAAGTTCCTGCTGGCCAACCGCGCTCAGATGGTCGAGTTGCGTCGCCGCTACAAGGACGCGGTGCTTGGCAACAACATGAGTCTGGCCATGAACATCGAGGGCGAATACCGCAAGCGCTACGGCGTACCCATGACCGTGAAGCCTGGGGAGTGGGACCGAGCAGTGTTCATGCGTGAAGCATCGGTCAGCGAGCGCATGCTGGACACCATGCCATCAGATGTACGCGGTATCTACCAGCAGTCTCTTGAAGGCGCAGCCTTTGCACCGGCGATGGGACTACCCGTGGGGGGACTGTCGCAAGGTGAGACTGCTAAGCAGCGTGCGTCAATCCGAGGATTCAACGTCGATGTCGTCAACCCCGCCGAGGGGCAGTAGCGGCAGGTCCTTCATGTCCCACGCGCCCATGGCGTAGGACACAACTTCCTCTGCACGCAGACGCTCGACCCAGTGCATGAACGAGGATCCACGATCCGGCTCGTCCGGCTGTTCTTCACGCCACCGCCGGTACAGCATGGACACGGTGCTGAGGATCAACCCGGCCTCCTCCACCCGTAGGGTGTGGAGCGCTTCCAGCACACGGATGCGTTCGGCAAAGCGATTGACCATACGCTCCAGCATGTCAGCGTGGGCCTGCAGCTCACCCTTCTTCTGGACAGGGCGTGCTGGGGAGCGGGGGCCACCATTGACTCGGTGCCTGTATTGTTCCCTCGATGACCGCATCTTCTTGGAGTCTAACGGCTGGATAACGGTTTGTGCATAGGCACTGTTGATTTCAATGTTGATCTGGGTCATATACGATACCAAAACTGGAACTTGGATGCGTCCTCGGTAGCCCGCGCAGACCACCGGATGGCACGAGGGGAAAGTCGTAGGCCCGATCCCAAGACGCCATCCGTAGCGTCCCGGATCTGGGCTGGAACCTGGAAGGTCGCAACTCGCCAGAAGCCCCCTTCCAGGAAGGCAGTAAAGTCCAGACTTGGCGCCAGACGCACCAGGCTGCCCTTGGTTGGCTCCGACACGTCCAACCACCCCTCCACCGTCTGCTGGGAGGGGGCCCCGTGGAGGGCATCCCAGGACGCCACAAGCCACTGGGAGCGTCCCCCCAGCGAGTGGGGGCCTTCCCATAGGTCAAGGGCGCACCGGCTGCGGTGGAGGCACCGGCGGGGGGAGGTGGGGACGGGGGGCACAGGACACTCGCGGGAGTTCCGCATGGTGGTCCAGAACCTCACGGCCCGGGGATTCCGGGCGTCAGGACGGATCAACTGAATGTGGGCCAAGCCGCTTCCGGCATGGCGCCACCTAGAAACAGAAGCCCCCTGGGTACCGGTCGGGTGACCCAGGGGGCGATCGTGGGGGGACGATTGTTCGCCATGGTAGTGACTGCTTCCCACAGGGCAAGTCATGGCGGTGATGTCAGGCGAGGCTGAGCGGCGACACCAGGAACTCCTTGAAGTACTTGGTGCCGGGCTTGACCTTGGACTCGTCGTAACGGCAGCGGCACTTGACCGGGATCACGTTGCCGTTGTTGATGCGCTCCTGGATGGTCTGCATAGCGACCTGCAGGTTCTCGGGACGACGACCCAGCAGGGTGGTCAGGTGACCCTTGAGACGCTCCAGCTCGATACGGTTGCGGGTCTTGGCACCCTCGTCCGTCAGCTGAGTCGGGTCAGCTGGGAGGTTGAAACGGGCACCCGTAAAGCTGCGAGGCTCGGGGCTGCCCGGATCTTCGACCATCTGGTACTGAAAGGTGACGTCGATGGACGGGAACATCTGGCCGTCCTTCTGCTTGAAGTCACCCTCCTCAATGCTCATGCCCGTGACGAGCACAGCATGGTCACCGGCATCGGGACGCCAGCCAGCACCCGATCCCTCGGTGTTGGCCTCGACCGAGGCAAAGGAGGCGTTGTAGTTCGCGAACATGGTTGACTTGATAGTCATGGCAGTAAGCCTTTCGTAAAAGGAAATGGAATGGAGTGAGACACGGAACGAAAATTGGAAGGCGGAGGTGGGACACCGTCGAGGGCCCACCCCCACCCTTCCGGGGGTCAGGGAGTGTTGGCGGTCTTGTAGGCCTCTTCGAACAGAGACCACGGATCTGCTGCACCTGTGACGTCGATGTCGGACATCGGCTTCAGGGTGCGGGTACGGATGAGTCGCAGGTAGCGGGGATCACGGAACGCGATCGTACGAGTGATCGTCTGCTTGGACACAGTTCGATTCTGTGTCACCTGCTTCCCGGCCACGGTGACGACTGTTGGTTCCAGGGTGGTGACTTCGCGCACTTCTGATCGCATGGGTGCAATGATTTCAACCACCTTGGACAGACGCTCCCGTAGGCCGGGAGGCAGAGACAGGTAGTGCTCCTCTACCTTGGATCCTTCGCCGATCTCGACCCAGTCGCGCGACAGGTGGGCGAGCAGCCACACACCATAGCCATGCGATCGCAGCCTGTGGGCCACGTCGATGACGGTGTCGTAGAGTCGCTCCCATGCAGCGGGACCGTGCGCCTGCTCGAACAACTCCTTGCCCATGGTGCGAGCGACCCATGGCTTGAGCAGACGGATCATCGGAATCATCGTGTCGATCACAACCATCGACGGACGCTCGTCGCCGTTCTTGGCCATGTCGCACAGCTGCTTGATCTTCGCTTCGACGTGATCCCACGTCATGATGAGCGGCTTGCCATCCACATCAATGGGCCGACCATCAGCACCGATGCCTGGCCACACCACACACTTGGCGTGGGGGGACACCGTGGATGAGAGATCGAGGTTGATGACGAAGGCATCGGGGCAGGACTGGAACAGATAGGACTTGCCGCTGTTCTGCTCACCGACGATCATGCCGAACAAGTTGCGAAGCGAGTAAAGACCGGGGCCTCCTTGGAAGCCGAGGTTCTTATACGCACGGACTGGCGATGTGCCAGCCGACGTTGTCTGATGGATGCTCATTGGAATCCTCCTGAGTTGCGTGCAATCTCACCGAACGCATCACCGAAACCACGAGAGCGATTGAAGTCGAAACGCTCTTCGTTGTCAAATCGAACTTCTTCCTCGGGCTCCCCCACATCCGGGCGGGGGCCGACCCCGGCCCCGCCCGGGGTGGGGACACGGTCAGGCATCAGGCCTTCAACTTGCACAGTCTTGCGGAACGCGATGCCGAGGATCTCCAACCACGCATTGAACGTGGAGAAAGAGACGGTGCTCTGCGTCGTCTTCTTGAACGCGGCATGCAGCAGCGACTTGTTGGTGATGCTACTGTCAAGTTGGATCAACGAAGCCAACTCAGGCTTGATGATCTTGTGCAGCACGTCGGGCAAGAGGGTGCCGAACTCGCTGCGCTGGAGCTTGGATGGCTCCGGGTAGGGGTCATTGGGCATTGGTTGTCTCCTGAACAGGGTCACGATCTGCCACGACAAAGCCTTCTTGCATGACGATATCGGGCCACTCCGAAACTGGACGCAACACGAATGGTGCGTATGTGTCCAGTGTACCAGTTCCGTGGACTTCTGTGGGCCACGGATACTCATGTGGTTCAAGTGCAGCGATTCGCCACTTATTCACCGCACCCAGCCGGGCCAGGTACTGCTCGTTCCACTGGTGATCCAGCAGGGCGGTACCCGACGTGAAGGACAGGTCGATGACGGGCTCAGCCAGCCGGTCTCCAGCCATGTGGGCATAGTCCTTCTCGCCCTTGTACCACTGGCGGCACCGCTCCAGATAGTTCTCAATGCGAGGCTCACCCATATAGACCTTCTCGTTGCGAGGTTCGCCCTTCCGGGGCCCGCTCTTGAAGGGGGTGGTGTCGAGGGTGTAGTCCCGATCGGCCTGCCCAAACTGGATCGTGGGCTTCCTAATGATGGCGTGGAGCATGCCCCCCACGGATACATCGGAGGGCAGATCGTACTGGGCCTGAATCAGTCCGGTCTGGATCGCTCGGTCAAGGATGGTCATGTAGTGCTGGGTCTGCGGCTCGATGGGGCAGGACGCCGCCCGAATGCGTGGGCTCAGGGCCGTAGTCTTATAGTCCACGATCCACAGGGAGTTCTGGGTGTGGTGGTACAGGAGCATGTCAGGCTGCATCACACAGGGCACCCGCTCCAGACGCTTGTCGGGTAGGGTGATCTCCACTTGGATCTTGCACTCGCGGCAGATCAGGGTGAAGTTGGGATCCGTGAGGAACTCATGCAGCGTGCGTCCATTGGACAGGGCCCCATTGATGGGCAGGTCCTTAGCGGTCATGGCCCATGCCCAAGCACAGGTGGCGTCCTGTTCTTCGGTAGCAAGGATCTCGCGGGTGCGCTGGTCACCCATTGCCAGTTCCTTGCACACGCCACGGATCTCATCCATGCGGGCTTCGAGTTTGGCCTGGTACCGAGCGTGGCTTTCATCACCCGTGAGTCCTGGCGCTAGAAGGATCTCAAGGGCGAGGTGGAACCACGTACCCTGCGAGAGGGCGACGCTGTAGCGCAGCGCTGGGACAAGGCCCAGCTTACGGGTGAGGTAGTAGTGGAACGGGGATCCGAGCGAACGGAAGTCGGACGAACGAATGGGGGGACGACGCTCAACCAGACCGTGCTGGGCGAGCAGATCGCGCGACCCCGTGGGGGTCGACCGGAACTCAGGCGGCATGTTAAACCTTTCTCTTAGGACCAGAAAGCGCTGTCACCAAGTCCACCAGCACCGGCTGAGACTTGACCAGCAAAGACTTCAAGACTGAAAACTGGAGTGTCATCTGCTGTGTAGACGTGGTAGACGTAACTGCCATCAGTATACGTAAAGCCTCCGCCTTGGCCTTTCAGTTGGCTTCCTTCATAGCGAATGACAATCAAACCAGAACTGCCTGCACCACCATCAGTGGTGGTCGTTGTGCCCTTTCCACCGCCCCCTCCAGAACCGGTATTTGGTAGGGCATCTCGATTGACACGACCCAAGATCAAGTCTCCATGGCCGCCAATGTCAGACCCACCTTGACCAACATCCAATTCAGCTACAGCAATGTTATGACGGCCACCACCGCCGCCACCAGCAACAAGGAAGCCCCAATGGTTTACCCCGGCTCCGCCATTTCCAGACTTAGTTGAACTGCCGTTGACACCTGCTGCACTACGTCCGCCACCACCGCCTGCTGTGCTTGCACTAGCAGTTGCTGCGAAGTTATTACCACCTATGTAACCCCAGATCTCCCCCTCAAGATTGTTGGCCGCTCCTCCAAGACGAGAGACCGTAGCACCTGCGCCACCGCCTCCACTTGGTCCAGTTCCACCAGCTTGTGCTGTAGCTGTACCTGCACCACCTCGTCCACCTCGTCCACCACCTTCAACTGAAATGCCCCAAGTGTCATCGGCATTATTCAATGAGGATGCTACTCCAGTGCTTGCGTTTCCAGCGGAACCACCCGCTCCACCTGCACCAACGTATACGTTGTAGAAAAAGGAGGACGGATCGCCATAGGCGTGGTCATCCAGGTTTAGGTTCACTGCAGAGAAGATTTTCACACCGCCAGCTCCGCCACCACCACCGGGGTGTCCTGCAGAACCACTACCTCCTCCGCCGCCACCTCCAACAAGCAGAACATCCACGTTCAAATTGGCTGGGGCTACACCACTCCACACAGCAATGTTTGTGGTCGGCAGGGGCACAAGGCGATTCTGTTCATAGGTTGCACCTCGAAGTGTTACAGTGTTCGAACGAACACTTCGAATGCGAGCGCGCATTAGATGCTGCTCCAAATCACGTTAGCCAGCTTGGTAGTGGTGCTAGACGAGAAGGTGATCTCGATAAGTTCGGCACCTGTTCCATCAACAATGAATGCAGCATTGCCAAGGGTACTACTGTTCCAAAGACTCTTGATGTCTCCAACTGTGGCAACAGCAGCAGGTGGGAACATATCAGTTCCATTGACTGTTGCAGTCTTAGTAGCAGACAGAGAGCTGATTGTCTGAAGACGAGCTGTACTTGCAGAGACCCACACACCAAGATCGGGAAGGTAAGACCACAGGTGCACATGGACGATTGGGCTTGTGGTTCCTGATTCAAAGATGGGCATGAACTTCAGGTAGTTTGTCACACCTGGAATCACAATGCGACCCGCAGTCAAGTTGGTGGTGGGTCGCGTGGCCGTAGCCGTGTTGACGTTTGGCTGCGAAGCAACAGTCGTTGCGTTTGCAACATCGCCAAGGTGCAGATTGCGATGAGGGGTCACGATGCTGATGTGGTCGGACATGCTGGTTCCTCAGAAGTGGGGTTAGCGGGCAGTATAGGGCATTGGGCAGCGTTGACCAAGAGCCGCACTGCCCACTCAGCCACTGCCCGACGCGCACTCATCGACGTGTTGGGTAAGAGAATCAACCCAATGTTTCTTTCAAGCAGGATGCGGTGCAGTGCATCAACTGCGTTCCACGGATCCGGCAGATCCTTCGTGGGATTCATGGTCTCAAGGATGTTCCCCTCTAGCAGGAGGTATGGATACAGGCAGGCATCCTTCAGTCGATCCATGGCAGCCACGAACTTCCGACGTCCGTCTGCTGTCAGGCAGTTGCCTGCCACCTCAGAAAGGGATCCCTTGCGCTCGATCAGGCACCCTGCTTCGTGGCCCTTGAGGGCGTAGTCCCCAGTCTTGAGGGTCACCTTCTCGATGCGGATACGGTGAGTTCGTGAACTCCGGGAGAGAGCAGGCAGGTCCGACCGGAGCGACGGAAGATGCTCCGGAAAGGGCAGCGGCTTCTTCTCCCTGGAGTCCACGAGGATCGTGAGTTCGTTCTGCACCCCAACATGCTAGCTGAAGTCGTACTCCAGGGGAACCGTGTTGCCGTAGTGGGACTGGAGCTTGGCCCAGTAGCCACGGTCCCGCACTTCCTCAATGTGGAACTTTAACTTCCCCTTCAGGGCCTCAATGTCCACCTCGGGGTGGAGGTCCAGGTAGACGGCGTCGTAGACCTGCAGGAACATCTTGACCCGGGGTCCAAGGAGGGGGGCGATGGCCCGCTGGATGGCGAGCAGGGTGTTGCCAGCTTGGGTCTGAATGGGGAAGTTGACGATCTCGTTGAGGTGCTCGGAGCTTCCCCCCACGAAGGTGCGGGACTGGCCGGTGAAGGGCAGGACCAGGTGGCCGTCCGTGTCCACCCGGCGGAGCAGGGACTGTTGCCAGGCGTGGAGGCCAGGGCGGGCATCGGGACGGGTCTCAGCGACCTGCTCGAAGAACGCCATGGGCATGAGCTCACCCGTCATTTCGTGGACGGACATGCGCATACGGAATGGGGAGGCGAGGAAGAGGTCGGCGAAGTTCATGGTCTTGCCGACCTGGCGCTCCCGCTTCTTGAAAGTTGGAGAGGAGAGGACGCCCTTGCCGAAGAGCTGCACGGCCCGGTCAGTGTGGAGATCGAGGCCATCGTTGAAGGCGGCAAGCAGGGACTTGTCTCCAGAGCACAAGGCAGCAACTCGCAGCTCGATCTGAGACAGGTCGAGAGACAGGATGGTACCACCATGGAACCGGGACTTGATGCACTCCTTGATTTCGGGCGGAAAGGTCTGGGCACTGGGACTCTTGCAGGTGATGCGGCCCTGGATGGTGCCGCCCTCAGAACCAGAGGCGTCCTTGGCAGCAGCGGGTACTGGGTACCAGACTGGGAAGGCGAGCCCGTCAGCCTCGCCGGAGTGTGGGAGTGGCAGCACAACGGATCCCTTGTCCTCGGGCTTGTTGCGCTTGCCATCGAGGAGGGGCCAGACGTAGGTGGAGAGCATCTTCTGGGCGCGCTGATGAGCGGCTGCAGCTGTGAGTACGGCGATCTCCCTGGTGTCGGTGTCGAGCAGGGCCCCACGAATGAGGTTGCGGTTCGCATCGGAGAACGAGAAGGCCCTGGTCTTCTCCGTGAACTGAGCCAGTGGGTGGGACAGGATGTCGATGTTACGAAGGGCCAGCTTCTGAACGCACTCGTCTAGGAAAGCAGCCTTGCTCTTGGCTGAACCGGTACCCTCCAGCTGGACGCCGTGGTGTTCGGCGGACTTCATGGCCAGGTCGGAGGCGATGAGCAGGGTCTCACGCATGTCGGACAGGGCAGCACGGGACATGGGAATGCCCGCTTCGGACATGGTGATGATGGTCCACAGGCAGTCCGAGTAATGCTGTATGCAGAAGGGCGAGAGCTTGTCCGTGTCGGGCCAGTCCTGCTTGATGCGACGGGCCAGTTCGGCTGAGGCAAGCAGGGTGTTGTGCGTGTCCTGCGCTGCGTAGTCAAGGAACTCCGGATCGTGGGGGGACCTGAACTTCCCGTCCTTGATGGTGCGCTTGTACGCATGAGTACCGAGGACGGGACCGAGAGACTTGAGCGATCGTTCTGGGCGGAGTTCCGAGTGCAGGTAGTTGAGGATCGAGAGGTCGATCAGCGTCTTGCTGTGGGGGGACAGCGCAAACTGGAACCGGTGGTCACAGGCACGGAGGAACTGCAAGTCGAACGGCAGGTTCATGCCCAAGATGGTGTCGCACCAGGTGAGCCAGCGGTGCAGGAGCACCCGGTCCTTTTCCTGGTCCATGTGCAGGGTGAAGGTGCAGCAGGGCTTGGCCTTGTCTAGTGTGACGTGAGCAAGGTAGGTCTTGGCGCAGGGGCAGGAGTGAACATCGGTGGTGATGGTGCAGGTGAGCACCATGTTGTCACGGGTGACGCCGTCAGTCTGAAGGGCACGCTGCGGATGGAAGGCAGACTGGGATGGAAGTGCTTGGCCGCGTGCGTTGTGCGTGCATGCGCCGTATGTCTCGATGTCAAGAGAAATCAGCTTCATGGGGGTAGCCTTGTTCTTCGAGGGCAATGCGCAGCTTCTTCAGCGCCATCTGTTCAGCGTGAGTGACTTGGGCCTTGGTGATGCCAAGGATGGCAGCCACTTCATCCTGTGTGCGGATGGGTCGGTGGGGTAGGTAGGGATGACTGCTGCTTATGCCACGTGAGATCGGGGTGTTGTCTGGTGACAGACGTACTCTGTGCATCAGTCATCTCCGTATGAGCCGCCGTAGTAGTTGGAGTCCGAGACCAGCTCCTTGAACTCCCGGAAGTTCTTGTTGTAGTATTCGCTGACCAGGCGGCAAAGCATATCAAGGGTCTCAGAGGGGAGGCTGGACAGATCCAAGATCTGTTCTTTAATCTGCACCTTGGGCATGTTGGGCACGCCTGTGTCCGTGGTGTGTGCTTCGAGGACAATCTCGTCGATCTTCGCACGCTCCAGTTCCCACGAGGGTGGAAGTGTGGCGTAGGTGTCGCCGTATGGCACACGCTCATCGTCAAGGTATTCGTAGTCGATGGTGCCGATGATGTTGATGTAGCTGGCCTCAGCCTCATGAGGGAATCGTTCCAGCAGGTGGATCATGGCGCGGCACTCACGTGGTGTATTGCACATACGTTCGAGACTGTCGACGTCGATGTTGAACTCAACGGTGCTCATGGCGTTACCTCGAAGGGTGAGAATGGGGGGACGACACGCGGGCTGGATGCTACAGGCATCGAGCCAGTGACTGCGGAGTGGACCAAGGTCATGTGGTCGGCGACCGGGTGCAGGAGGTTGCGGGAACGGAGGACGGCGGCGGGGTGGAAGGTGGTGAAGAGTTGCCAGTCCCCCCACAGTCCGGTGGGTGTGCCTTGCTTGGTGAAGGCGGAGGCCAGGGACCAGGACTTGCCGTGGGTGAACTTGGTCACGGTGCTGATGGCATGGGCGCCAGTGCACAGCAGGATCTTGGAGACGTGGGGTTGGATGTACTGGCCGACAGTGTCAAGGTCAGTGGCTGAGAACTTCGGGAAGCAGCAGCGGAAGTGACGGGGCTTGGGTGGGGCGGCAGCTGGGGTGTAGCAACGGGCGGTGTTGAGGAGGAGGACGGTGGCGTGGGGCAGGATGGCGGGGAGGTAGATCTCCTTGAGCATCTTGCCTGAGGGCCCGACGAACGGTTCGTTAGAGCGGTCCTCCTGGAAGCCGGGGTTCATGCCGAGCACGGCGACGATGGGCGTGGATGGGGAGAGAGGTTGGGAGCCAGGAAGAAAAACCCCGGGGACGCCGGGGTTCTTCGCGTACTTGTGCAGGTCGCACGCAGTGCACTGGGGTTGGGGCAGAACCAGGAGATTCATGTGGTGGGTTCCTTCTGTGGGGGGATGCACCAATCCCAGATGGCTTCGTACTGCTCAGGCACGATGAGCTTGCGGCACATGTCGTGCAGGTCCTTGTCGATCATGAAGGCGTAGGGGAAGAGCTTGTCTCCGTCTGGGTGGGATTCGAGGATGCACAAGGTGGGGACTCGTGCTCCTGTGTCTTCATGGCGCAGATCCACAAGTGTGATGGCGGGAGTGGGTCGCTGGCGGAATGCGTGCCACAGAGTACGCAGGTTAGTGGCGTTCGCGTCGGATGGCATGAGCTGTTCTCCATCAGGAGTTGAGGGACTGACCGATACCACGCACCAGATTGCAGGCGATGGGCACCGCATCGAGCGGGCTCTCGACTGCAAAGCTGTGACCGACATTGTACTGTCGGTTCAGGGTCTTGGTATCAACTCCGATGCCAACACAGAAGACGGGAGTAGGAATGGCGGACACGAGCTTGCGCACCTCGTCTTCGGTCTCGAAGAACCGCCTGGTGATTTCGACGGCCGGCATGTAGGGATGCTCGACTCCACCACAGGGTTCGCCATCGGTGAGGATGATGATGATGCGCTGCGCCTCGGGGTACATATGGGTGAGGTGCTGGTCGAGAGTGAAGAGTGCAGATGCAGTGGGTGTGCCACCGCCTGGCTGAGTGTTGAGCAGATCGTCGTCGGTGTCAAGTCGGCGGAGGGCGCAGGCTGCCAAGTCTTCGCGAAATCCAGATGCCATGTAGAGATCGCCGACATTGCCACGGTAACAAGGGGAGCTGGGGTTGAGGACGCGGGAGTCGAAGGCAAACGATTCGACCTTGACGTTGGGGTTGCGAGCCAGTCCGTCACGCAGACCGCCGACGAATGCGCATGCGAGTTGGAGCAGGTTGTGTGGCACGTTGTCGAGGTGACGGTTCATGGAACCGGAGGAGTCGACGAGCACGCCGATGGCGATCTGACCGGCACCAGACTCGGGGCGAACGGAGAAGATGTTGGGATCGGAGAAGGCGGCGTAGCGGAGAAGGTTGCCCTCATCGAGTTGGCCGTCAAGGTTACCGTGTTCGAGGGGCGGGGGATTGGGGACGAACCAAGCAGAGGCTGAGATCTGGTCTGCGATCTGCTTACGGTACTTGGCCTGGCATTCGGTGGAGTCCTTGGCGTAGACCTTGCATCGGTTACGGATCCAATCGGGTGGGGGGAGGATGACGCCGGGCACGATGGGGTTGGAGTTGTCCTCCTCGGTAGTGGGCTTGGCTTCGACGACTGAGCTCTTGCCATTGAGGATGTGGCCACGGAACTTGGAGATGGTGCCGTCGAGATTGTTGAAGTTGCTGCCCGTGTTGACGGAGAAGCGCTTGTTCAGTTCCTCGTCGGTGTTGAGCGTGATGGCAAGAGTCTTGACGAGGTCGGAGATGGCACGGAGCTTGAGGCCGTCGTCGTCAGGAGTGGCAAGGATCTTGGGCCAGGCAGCGACGGCAGTGTCATAGGCGGACTTGAAGGACCGAGGGAAGGTGAGGCGTGTGTTGTGCGGGTTGAGGTTCCACGCCATGGCCATGCAGAAACGGCGAAGGTCAGAGCGGGTGGGCGACTTCTTCGAGACGTGAGACTGCATTGTGTCTGTCTCGGGCAGGGAGACGGTGTCTTGTGCGGCGAAGATGTCGGACCAGCCAGGCCACGTGGCGAGGATGTGATTGCGGATCTTCTGGATCTGCGTAGCCCACCAGATGTCGAGAGTGCACGAGGCGATGACTGCATCCCTGTTACGCAGGTTGGGAGTGGCGGGATCGGGGTCGAGATTGCAGGAACTACGAAGCAGTGTCAATGTCTGGAGCCCCTCAAGACAGAGTGGGGGGATGACCTGACGCAGGGCTTCGAGCGCTTCGAGTCCGTGGCCGGTGATGGCATCGGCCAGGAGGTAGTGATCGCCGACCTTCTCCAAGGTGCGGGGAGCAAGAAGGTAGTTGGGAAGGACGACGGAGTCTGGATGCTTTACGAAGTCTGCGTGGTCTGAAACGGCGCGCTCGAAGTCATCGAGACTGAAGAGACCATGATCCTTGCGGATATAGAACACAGCCTTGTGGAGGAGCTCACGCTGGAGGGCCTTGCTGTTGTAGGCGGGGTCGTTGCGATAGCGCTGCCACAGGATGCCGAAGAGATTGTTGGCGGTGTCAAGGACGGTGTAGCTGGTGTTTGTATCGAATGTGAAGGTGGTGGGGGTCTTGACCCACAGACTCCACACGTCCTCGGCTGGTTGGGTGAGAGTTTGGATGTGTGAAGTGCCCATGGAGCCGGGCTCGGAGGGCATGTCGAACCAGCCATAGGCGTCGATGTCGAAGCTGTCGATGACTTTGCGAAGCATCAGAAGGGCTCCAGGTTGGTGGTGGTGGCGACGTCACCCATGATGCTGGGGAACTTGCCAGCGAT